ACACCATAGTAAGGTGCTGGTACGTTTGCAGATCTTAAAATTGCTTGTGCTTTGAAAAGCAAGTCAGCAGTTAGTTCTGTTCCTGCACCACCTTGATCTGAAGCAGATGCGAAATCGTCTAATAGATTTACTAAATCAGTATCTACTTTTTTAGCAATCGCTTCGCCGAATAATTTACCAATGTCAGCACCAACATTTCTAGAAGCTGAATTAGCCCCAAGATCTGTTAATGTAGTCATCACGCCAATTTCAGAAGCTGTGATAGTTGCTGAAGTTGGGTTTACTGCTGTGTTTGATAAATCAGTTGCTTCGTTTACTGCTGAAGCACTAATAGTAGGGTACACAGGTACTTCTACTGTTTTTCCTGATCCAATTATTGGATAAAGAGTTACAAGTGGTCTCATTACAGACGTTTCTTGGAATGTAAAGATCGCTTCTTGTGTTATGTTTGTAAACAGTTCACTTAATGTTGAACTTGTTGATTCATTAGCCATGTTTTTATTTTAGTTAGTTGTTGTTAGTTGTTATTTTCATTTTAAAATTACCCTGATCTCTATGTTTCCTCATTTCAGCATATAATTTTCTGTCATTCGGATTACTTAAATCAAGATCACCCATTGTAACGGATTTGGGAGAATTTCCACCAATCTTACTTTGTGAACCACTACCACTTTGAGTAGCCATCACATGATGAGGATTGTTTTTTAAATATTCGCTTACCAAATCATTAACTGACATTGGGTCGCCTTTGTCTGAGTATCTAGGAGTTCCATCTTCGTTGATAACTTCAACAGAACCTTGTTCAGATAGTCTAACATTATTTCTAAGTAACTGTTTAACTTCTGCTGGTTTAACAGCTTTCAGTCCACTAGCTACATTGACTAATGTTTCGTCTATACGAATCCTTTTTAATTCAGATTCCAACGATTGAATTTTTGAATCCTTTTTTGATACTGTCTCCTTCAGAACTTTATCAAACTCGCCACGTTGTTTAGCGATTTCTAGTTCCTTGTCTTTTTTTTCTTGAAGTAGTTTTTTAGCTTCTTCAATATCAATACCATCAAGTTTATTAGATACTGTTTTCTTGTATCGTTCTAATCTACGTTGAACAATCTGTTCAAGTTGATCTGCTGAAAAAACTTTATTCTCAACATCTTGATTGTTAGAAACTTCATTGACTCCAGCATTGTCTTGAGATGCTGTATTCTCAACCGACTCTTTTTTTACTTGGTCGTTCATTGTTTGTTCTCCTTCTATATTGTTATATTAGTCAATTATCAAGATAATTGTAAAAATGCAACAGTATTAGGATATTTTTATAGATCGGAAGTTTTTACGAAATCGTAATTGCCAGTTATCTGTGCTATTTCTGGTAACCTGATTTCAATACCTTCACATAACCAATCATACTCTAATTTAGATTCTTCATCTTTTATTAACTTTCCTAACTCAATAAATCTATTGTAATCTTCTAAAGTTAGTGTTTTTTTTTGTATTATTAGTTCTGCTTCTTTTATTGGTGTCATTTTATATCTCCTTTATAAATTTAATAAATTGTGGGTCTACCAAGTCTGTTCTTTTCATTTCATAAAGACTAAAGTTTTCTGCGAACCATTCGTAAGGGTCTTTGTCTCCATATCTTGTTGCACTTTTTCTTAAATTGCTAGTTATTGTTTTAAGTTTTTCTTCTACAACCGGTGTAAATCTAGTTCCATAATTTGCTGTTGTTGCAGTTACCCCTTTCATTTGATGAACATGATGAGCAAACTCGTGGTACATAACATTTCTTAATTGATCTAATTGATTGTCAAAATAAATAAAGGCATTGTATGGTCTATTGACTGGGTTATCTCCAAATTTCCAATTAACATCTGTTACCTTTAATTTTTCAAGATAAAAATTTCTATATCTTTGTAAATTTTCAGATTTAGTTAGATTTACATTTAACTTACCATCTCCCATTGACATAATTGATCTAGCAGTAGTTCTTGTTTTTACTATCCCTCTTATTTTTGGAATGTTGTATTTATCTGCAAGATCATCTAACTCTTGTTTAACAACTGATATTTCTGTTAGTAGTTTTTCTCCAATATTACCTAATGATATTTTTCCAATATTTTGTGGATTACGAAATCTATTTATTGCAACACCACTTGCATCAACTGGGTATCTTACATCTTTAGTTGCGTTTACTATTTGTTGTTCTAATGATTTAATTGCTACTGCTTTTGGTACTGTTTGTAATTTGTCTGCTGTTATAGGGTTCTCTAAAGATGTTACATTAACTCCTGCTCTAGTTCTTGTAGTCGCAACTGGTGGAACAATAGTAGTAGTTTCTTGTGTAGCTGTTGGTTGTTCAAATTTATTTATATCATATTCAAAAGTACCATCTTCTTTTATTGTTCCCCAAGCTGGGTCAACTGGTTGCCAATGATGTCTGCAATTATATCCACCTCTATCTAAGAATGGGTCGCTTCCTGATTTACCTTGCCATTCTTGTTGCCATAGTTCTCTTGCTTCATCTTCTGTAAAAACTCTGTCTGCGTTTTCAACACAAAAGTCTCTGCTATCTCTAATGATTGAACCATAATAAACATAAGACGTTAAACCTAATTCATCTGCTCTAAACTTTGCAAACTGTCCATCAAACCCCATTAAGGCATCTTGTACTATTTGAGATGAATAGACTGCTAAGTTAGCACCTGTAACTGTTGAACCATAAGTTTGTTTAAGTTCATCTACTGCTGTTTTAAAATCTTCTGTGTTTGTTTTACCTGCAATCTTTTGTTCTTGAATAAAGTTTACAAGTTCTTTTTGTTTTTTAGTATCTGCTTGTTGATATATTCCATTTATTTTATCTCTAATTGTTTGCACCATTTCTGTTATTGGTTTGCCTACTAATGTAGATTGATAAACTTCTTGTGCTAATGTGTTTGTAAATTCAGTAGCTAGATTCTCAAATTGACTAAATGCAATCTTCTTTAACTGTTGTATTGTAACTAAATCAGCTTCTGTTATTTGTTTAAATTCCTCAGGTATAGGAAGTTTTCCATAAGTAGCTACAATCGTACCGGCTATCTTGTCGTAATCATTTATAAATGCTTGTGCCTTTGTTAAGTAAAGTTCTTCTATGGCTTGTTGTAATTTTGGTCTTATTTCAATCGCAAGTCTAGTATTGAATAATGCACCATCTTGTACTGGAAGTTTTGATACAGCTTGTACTACTCGCTGTTCTAATGTTCTTAGTGTATCGTTTAATAGTTTTTGATGCTGTGCTTCTAAATTATCTACTGCTTTTGCTCTAATGATTTGCAGTTGCTGTAATAAATCTTGTGCCACATTAAATTGTAGGTAATGTTATTGGTTGTGGTTGAAACTCCCCTAAAGCTTGTGTTCCATTATCTATTTCAGAATCAATCTGTTCTAATGTAGTATCATCTTCAATAACAGTTCTAGCTATTTGTTTATCAATCTCTTTAGCAAATGTAGCTGATTTAATATTACTTGCTTTAGCTTGTTGTAATAATTCTAAGTCAGTTGCCCAATCTCTAATGTCAAATGATTCAGGGTATTCAATCTCTCCATCAAATACAGTCTCTTGCCAATCAGCAAATAGTCTCCAAATTTGTTCTTCAGCAAGTTCCATTAGTTTAGATTTCTCAGATAGTCTTGCATTTAATAATTCAAATTCAGTTCTTAAAGCAATACCAGATTGTACTCTCTCAGCAGTTGCTCTTAAAGTTCCTACATGAGTTAAACGATTTATTGCTTCTACTTTGTGATTAATTGAAGCTAATACACCATCAAGATTGCTACCACTTGGTTGTAAGATATATGGTTTTAAATTAGCATCTAAGTTCTCAGGTATTTCTATAATAGAACCTGCACCAGCACCTGCATCAGTATCTTTTGTTTTAACTAATGATGGGTGGTTAGATAGTCTAATGATTTGTTCAATCTCCGAAAATTCATTGTAAATTGCTTTTTGTAAATCTGCTACATCAGTTAAATCAGATACACCTAGTCCTCTCATTGGACTTCTTTGATTGTATAAAATAACTGCTGGTATTTTCATTAAAGGATTTGGAAGTGAACTAATTAATTTAGGTTCGTCTCTGCTAGTTGAAGAAACAAATACACAATCAATTTTATCTAAATACCAAAGCTTATAGTATTCTCCTTCTGCTGTTTGTTCTTCTCTAATTTTTAAATAGTCTAAGTAATAATAACCAGCATCATTTCTTGTGTAGTGCCAATCAAGTACATTCTCAGGAGTGTAGATGTTTAGGTATGGTCTAATACCTTGATCTAGTTCTTCTGCTCTAGTCATTACGTTTGTAGATGGCTTATCCATAAGTAACCAAACATGACCATAAATAGAAGCGAATCTTTGTGCTTCTCTCATCAATGCGTTGAACGATCTTCCTTCTAAGTCAGCATCATCTTTAAATTGCTCTACTGACATATCTTCAGTTAAAGAACCATATTCTCTTACCGGTTCAACTCTAAATAAAAATGATGAGTAAATGTCTATGATGTTACGACAATGATTGTCTAATGGAGTGAAGTTAATTCTTTTATGGTATTCGTTTTCAAATTCTAATTGGTAAGGTTGTAGGAATTTTCCGTCTTGGTATTCTTTGCCACCTAAATATGATCTGATGAAGTATTCCCATCTTGGCATCATACCTTTGTAGTGTTGATGTTGGTTTTCTATATCTTGTCTTGAGTATGCCATTATGAAAATCTTTTAGGTTGTGATTTAGGTAAGTTAGATGTTATCGGAAATAAATATTCTATTGCGTATCCTAGTGCGTCAGTCATGTGATCGTATCCGTTACCTTTTTCTGGTTGCGTTGTGTTTTCCTTATAAACCTGTTTCATTAACGAATTTATAAGTGTTTTACAAGAAGGATTAATAAAAACACTTCTTTTACCCTCAAATGATTTTAGTTTGCTATTAACAGAGTTTATTCTGTCTCTTACTAAAGCATGAGTAGATTTACACTTAACATTTAATCCAGCATTTTGCAATATAGTTAAATCAGTTCTGCCACCAGCAGAGGTTCTTCTTTGTCTTGAAGCTGGGTCAGGATAAACAATCATCTTTTGTTTAGGGTATCTACTTAATAGTTCATCAATAAATTCATCAGTATTAGAACTGT